ACTTCAAAAAACTGAAGATTAAATATTATATAAGGGGGGTTATGAGAAAGGAAGGGTGGAAAAATGTCAGAAAAAGCAATTAAAAGAAAAGAATTAACTAAAGAAGATAGAATTCGAAAAGAAAAGAATAGACTTACAAAAATCTATAAATTTCTACCAGAAAAAGAATTCAAAACTGCTGAAAAGTTAATTGATAATATTGCTTTTATGTCAGCAACATTGGAAGACTTAATGGAAATCATTAATAATGATGAATTGATTAAAACAACAATCAATGCTAGTCAAATATTTATTAAGGAACATCCTGCATTAACTTCTTATAACAAAATGTATGCAAATTTTCTTAAGGGAATTCAACAATTAAATTCATTATTACAAAAAGAAATACCTAATAGTTCAGGTGATAGTGGTGATGAATATCTTGAATTCATGAAAAGGAAAAAATAATGCAGAAAAATTACATTCGTGAATACTATGAAAAGATTTCAAAAGGTGAAATTAAAACTTCAAAGAAAGTATTACGACAGTATGAACTTTTAGTAAAAGAATTGGACAATCCAAACATGATAGCTGATAACTGGAAGTTTGATATTGATAAAGCAACATACCCAATTGAATTTATTGAGAAATTTTGCAGAAGAACACAGGGAACTAACATTGGTGAACCAATTGAACTTGCATTATTTCAAAAAGCAAAAATTCAAGCAGTATTTGGATTTGTTGATAAAGATACTGGATTTAGAAGATGTCGTGAATGTGCAACAATTGAAGGTCGTAAAAATGGAAAAACCACAGAAAGTGGTGGATTATCATTATATGCTTTAATGGGTGATGGTGAAGGTGGTGCTGAAGTTTACTTTTTAGCAACAAAAAAAGACCAAGCAAAAAAAGGATTCATTGAAGCACAAAATATGGTAAAACAATGTCCTACAATTGGAAAACATTTAAAGAAACGACAAACTGATTTGTATTTTGAATTAACATTTTCAAAAATGGAAGCTTTAAGTTCTGATTCAAATACATTGGATGGATTAAATACAAGTTATGGTAATATTGATGAATTACATTCTATAAAAGATAGAAATTTATATGATGTAATTAAACAATCAATGTCAGCACGTGAACAACCATTATTAAATATAATGTCTACAAATGGTTTTAATCGTGAAACGATATTTGATGATCAATATGAATTATATGATAATGTCTTATATGAAAAGAATGGTTTTAAATATGATGGAACTATTCTTTCTTTTATTTATGAACTTGATGAACCAAATGAATGGATGGATGAAAAGTATTGGATTAAAGCAAATCCTGGATTGGATATTATTAAGTCACGTGAAGAATTACGTGCTAATGTTCAAAGAGCTTTAATTGATGATAAATTCAGAAGAACAGTACTTGTAAAAGATTTCAATTTAAAACAATCAAGTGAAAATGCATGGTTAAGTTGGGAAGACTTAAACAATGAAGAAACGTTTGATATTAAAGAAAAGAAATTTAGATATGGAATCGGTGGTGTGGATTTATCTGGAACAACCGATTTAACAAGTGCAAAAATGATATGTAAAAGATATGAAGAACCTGATAAATTCTATGTTATTCAAATGTACTTCTTACCTGAAGACTTATTTGAAGAACGATGTAAGTTATCTGAAAAAGGTGGCGACAATGTTCCATATAAGATATGGCATGATAGGGGATTACTTCGATTAACTGAAGGAAATAGAATTAACTATCATTACATAACAGAATGGTTTAAAGAATTACGTGATAAATATGGAATTTATTTATATAAATGTGGTTACGATCCGTGGGGTTCACCTTATTGGGTTGAAGAAATGAAACAAGAATTTGGTGAAGAATCTATGGAATCAGTTATTCAAGGTGCTAAAACATTTAGTATACCGATGAAAAACTTAAAAGCTGATTTACAAAAAGATAAGGTTAATTATAACAATAATCCGATTGATAAATGGTGCTTAAGTAACACAGTGGTTAAACGTGATGAAAATGATAACATAAGACCTGTTAAACCATCGAACCAAAGAAAAAGAATTGATGGAACGATGTCATTAATAGATGCTTATGTTGTATATACAAATCACAAAGATGATTATGAAAATATGGTCTGAAAGAGGGTGAAAAGATGGCAAGAAAAAGAAGTTTGTTAAAGAAGATATTTGGAAGTGAAGAACAACCTAAAAAAACAAGTTATACACAATTCAAGTTATTGTCTTCTACCACATCAACATTTAGTTCGTTTGACGGAAATATCTATAATAACGATATAGTTCGTTCGTGTATCAGACCAAAAACTAATGCAGTTGGTAAATTACATCCGATACATATAAGAACAGATATTAAAACTGGTGAAAGAAAATATAGTCCTAATCCTAATATAAAGATGTTATTAAGATTTCCTAATCCATATATGAGTATGCAAAAACTACTTGAAAAGATGATGAACCAAAGAGAATTAACAAATAATGCTTATGCATATATTAGAAAAGATGCTTTGGGAAATCCATTAAGTATTTTTCCAATACCAACAACTAAAGTTGAATTATTAGAAAAAAGTGAAGAAGTATTTGCACAATTTACATTTAGAAATGGTAAACAAATGACTGTTCCATATTGTGATGTAATTCACTTAAGAAAAGATTTTAATGATAGTGATTTTTATGGAAGTGATTGTTCAACAGTTTTAAATAATGTAATGGGTGTTATTGATACAACTGATAAAGGAATTATTAAATCAATTAAAAATAGTAACATTATTAAATGGTTGATGAAATTTAAACAAGTTTTAAGACCAGAAGATAAAGAAATGGCAGTTCAAGAATTTACTGATAATTATCTTGATATAGAAAAAGCAGAAGCTGGTAATGTTGCGACAACAGATCCTAGATATGATTTGGAACAAGTTAAAGAAAATAATTATGTTCCAAATGGAGATTTAATTGCAAAATATGAAAGAAGATTGAAAGATTATTTTGGTGTATCAGATGAAATAATTCAAAACAAGTTCACTGAAGACCAATGGAATGCATTTTATGAATCTGAGATTGAACCAATCGCAACTGAATTAAGTGATCAACTAACTTTCAAATTGTTTACTAAACATGAAATTGAATGTGGAAACGAAATTGTATTTGAAGCTAGTTCACTTGAATTTGCTAGTATGAAAACTAAACTTGAATTGCGTGAGATGGTTGATCGTGGTGCTATGAATGTAAATGAATGGCGAAGAGTAATGAATTTGGCATCTACTGAAAATGGTGATGAATTTATTAGAAGACTTGATACTGCACCAATTGATAATAAATTAAAAAAGGAAGGTGAAGATGATGGAAAAGAAGAATGATGATGAAAGAATTCAATCTTTAATTGAAAAAGGTTGGAATTTAAGAAGTTTCCAAAACTTCGAAATTCGTGCTAAAGAAAATGAAGAAGAAAAATCAGATGATATGACTATTGAAGGTGTTGCTTGTGTATTTGATTCAGAAACAACACTTTTTGAATGGGAAGGAATTGAATATAAAGAAAAAGTTGATAAAGGTGCTTTTAAAGAAGCAGATATGTCAGATGTTATATTCAATTATAATCATGGTGGTCGTGTTTATGCACGAACAAGAAATGATTCTTTACATCTAGAAGTAAAAGAAGATGGATTACACGTTCTAATTAGTTTAAATCCTGAAGATGAAGGACACAAACAATTATATCGTGATATTAAAAGTGGCTTAATCGACAAAATGTCGTATGCATATACAGTGTCAGAAGAAAGTTATGACATTGACACACACGTGAGAACAGTTTTGAAGATTAAGAAGTTGTACGATGTCAGTGCAGTGGATTTTCCTGCATATGACAGCACTTCTATATCTGCAAGGTCAGTTTTAGATTTGGAAAAGTCTGAAATGGAAAAGTTGGAAAATGACACCTTGAAGAAGAAGGAGAACGAACAACGAAAAAGAATCGCTTTAATAACAAAAATAAAGCAAGAATTAATTTAGTCAGAAGGAACATTTAAAGATGTTCTTTTAATTTTGAAAGGAAAGGGTGAGTAAAGATGACTAAAGAAGAAAGAAAATTATCAGAAGAAGAAATCAAAAATAGACTTCAAGAAATCATAGATGAACTTGAAGATGAAGAATCTGACGCTGATACTGAAAAACTAGAAGAAGAGTCTAGAAGCTTAACAAATCAATTAAAGGAGATGAAAAAAATGGAAGCAAGAAATAAGTTAGCTAAAGACATCAACAATGGTGTTGTAGAAGCTGAAAAAATTGAAGTTAAAGACGAAGAAGCTAGAAAACAAGAATTATCTAAAATTGAAGCAAGAGCTAATGATTTAAGAGAAAAAAGAAGTATTACTGTTTCAAGTAGTAATTTACTTACACCAAATCATCAAGCAAAAGAAATTAATGATACTTTCACACCAGTTAGTAGATTAATTGATAATGCTGATATTGAAAATTTAGATGGTGGTGAATCTTATCAAGAATCATATGTTAAAACATATGGAATTGGTGATCAAACAGATGAAGGTTCTGATTATGCTGATAATGGTACTGAACCAACATTTGGTTATGCAGATATTAACAAAGTTAAAGTAACTGCATATGCAGAAATATCTGAAGAAGCAGAAAAATTACCTGCACAAAATTATGTTGAAAAAGTTGAAAAGAATATGACTATTGCATTAAAGAAAAAAATGGTTGAATACATGTTAAATGGTAATGGTAATAAACAATTTATGGGTATTTTCAAAAATACACAAGAAATTACTGGTGTAACTGATGTTCAAGCAAGTGCAATTGATAATACTACATTAGATGATATTATATTTGCTTATGGTAGTGATGAAGATACTGAAGATGATGCAGTATTAATCTTATCTAAAGCAGATTTAAAAGCATTTAGTAAAGTAAGAACTGATGATGGTAAAAAATTCTATGATATAGATACTAAAAATAAAACTATTGATGGTGTTCCTTACATAATTAGTTCACAATGTCATCCAGTAAGTAAAAATGATTCAACTGCTGGTACTTACAATTGTATGGCATATGGTTCATTAAAGAATTATAGAATTGCTATCTTTAGTGATATGGAAGTTTCAAAATCAACTGATTACAAATTTAAGGAAGGTATGACTTGTTATAAATCTTCAGTTATGGCTGGTGGTAACGTAGTTAAATATCAAGGATTTGTAAGAGTTAAAAAAGTTGTTGCTTAATTATGAAATATAAAGTAATCGTTCCATTTGTAGATTCTACAGATGGTAAATCTTATTTATTAAATGATGATTTTAAAGCATCAAAAAAACGTGTTGATGAATTATTGGCACTTGGTTTAATTTCAAAATGTTCATCTGAACCAGAAGTAACTGAACCTGATAAAGATTTAAAAAATGATTCAGATGTAAAAGATGAAGAACCTGAAACTGAAAATAATGAAGAAACTGAAGAAACTGAAGATAAAGAAAATTCTGATGAACCAGAAGTAACTGAATAATAAAATAAATGGCAGAAGGGAATGATTAATATGAAAGAAATTATCAAAAAAAGATGTTATATAATGACAAATGTTTTTGATGATGAAATTGAATCTTTGATTTCTGCTGGAATTATAGATTGCATTCAAAGTGGTATTCGTAAAAGTAAATTTGAAAAAGATTCAGAAGGAAATTATGATCCACAAGTTATTAATTGCATAACTGCATTTGTAAAAGCTAATCGTGGTAATGATAGAAGTGATACTGAAATATATATGAAAATGTATAAATCATATCGTGATAAGATGACACTTGAACGTGATTACAATTCAGAAAGTAGTGATGTAAATGAATAATTGGATTAATGCAATTTATCTTGTTTCATATACTTCCACAAAGGATTCCGATGGTTTCCCAGTGGAAGTTGAAAACAAGACTGATGAAATACCTGCAAATTTTAAAAGTGTTACAAGAGCTGAAGAAGAACATTCAAAGATCATGGGTTACAATGCTGAATTAGTTGTGGAAATACTAAAGTGTAATTATGATAATCAACCTGTATTGATAGATAGTTATACTGATAAAAAATATGCTATAAGAAGGACTTATGATGTATCAAGTGAAGTTATTCAACTTACTTGTTCTGATATAGTTAAAAAGAATGGCTAATTTTGAAATTGATAATTCGATTGCAGACATGATTAAAAAGATTGAAAAATTTGCAAATAGTGAAGAAATTTATCAACAGATGATTTCAGAAGGTCAAGGAATCATGAAATCTGCAATTCAAAGTGGTGCAAGTAAACACGTTGTAACTGGTAAAATGGCAAGTTCATTAAAGGCTACTAAACCAACTAAAAATAAAGATGGTATTTGGGTTGGTCGTGTTAAATTCACAGGATCTAATGGTGTATATAAAAGTAAGTCTGGTAAAAAGAATGATATAACAAACTGGTTAAAAGCATTTCGTATTGAATATGGTACATCAAAAGAAAAGGCAGAACCATTTGTTAGACCAGCAATAAAAAGTTGTGAATCAGCAATAAATAATAAATGGAAGAAAATGTTTGATAAGGAAGTGGAAAAATTACGATGAATATTAATAGTATAATTGAAAAAGTATTTAAAGACTTCAAATTTGATGGTGAATCTATACCAATAAGTCCTAATAGTTATGATGGTGATGCAACAACTTATTTAGTTTATTATACATATTCGACAAATGCTGAAGGGTTTGCAGATGATTTACCTATTTTCGAAGGAACATATGGTACGTTAGATATTTATTCTAATAAAAATTATAAAAAATTAAAAAATGAAGTTAAAAGAAAAATTGTAAAAGAATGTGGATTCACATGGACAGATGATGGATTGGAAGATTATGAAGAAGACACAAAATTGTGGCATGTTCCAATTAATTTTTATGTTGAAAGTGAAGTTACATTTTTAGATTAGAAAGGAAGGTAATAAAATGGCATCAATAGGATTAAGAAGATTCAGATATGCATTAATGAATGAAGATGGGGAAACTTATGGTACTGTTGGAACATTAGCAGGTGCTATTGAATGTAAAGTTTCTTTAAATATTGCAAATGCAAAGTTACATGCAGATGATGTAACAAAAGAAAATATAGATGAATTTATTGATGGAACTATAACAATGGGTATTGATGATGACGATGATGCAAAATTCAGTGTATTACTTGGTGAATCAAGTGAAAATTATACAATTGGTGAAGGTCAAGATGCAAAAACTATCAAGGTATATAAATCAAATACTGATGATGTTGCTAAATACTTCGGATTCGGTCAAGTAGTTCCAAAAATTATAAATGGATCTAGAAAATTTAAAGTTGAATGGTTTCCAAAAGTTCAATTTAAACCTTATGTTACTGATAAGAAAACAAAAGGTGATTCATTAGAATTTTCAACACCATCTGTTGAAGGAACTATATTTGCAGATAATAATAAAGATTGGAGAAAAAGAGCAACTTTCGATAGTGAAGAAGATGCAAATACATTCTTGGATTCATTATTTGTTCAATCTGCATAATTACTGAAAGGATGATGTTAAATGAAAGTTGAAGTTATAACAAGATTTAAAGATAAGTATACTAAAATGTGGCACAAGGTTGGTGATGTTTTAACTAACGTAAGTGAAGATAGGTATGCTGAAATCAAAAAATTTGTAAAAGTAATTGAAGATGATGTTGATACTAAAACAAGTAAGAAAACATCATCAAAAAGAAAAGGTAAGGCGAATCGTTAGTGGTTCGCCCTTTTTTTATTAAGAAAGGAAGTTAATTATGGGTAATGATATTAAATATATAGAACTTAAAAATGAAAAGTTTCCAATGGTATTTTCACTAAATGTTATTGAAGCTATTCAAACAGAATTTGGTAGTTTAAATGATTGGAAAGAACTTATTGAACCTAAAGATGGTGGGGAAACTAATCTGAAGGCATTACTTTTTGCTTTTAAAGAAGCTATTAATGAAGGAATAGATATTGAAAATGAGAATCTGCACGGAAATAAATCATTCATTAGTGAAAGAAAAGCAGGAAGAATTATCACAGAATTAGGTTTATCAGAAGCAGGTAATCAATTAAAACAAATAGTAGTTGATTCAACAAAAGGTGATGATACCACTGAACAAAGTGAAACAAAAGAAAAAAACGTGATGACCACACAGAACCAATAAAAATTGATTTTGTGTGGATTTTATTTGTAGGAACAACAATTCTAGGTTTTAGAGAAAGTGAAGTTAAACATTGGACATTTAATAAATGGACAAAATTGTATGAATATTACAAAAGATTTCATAATTTTAAAACTAAACAAATGTTGTTTGATATAGAATCAACTGAAGAAGAACAAATGGAATCTTTAGAATGGTTTAAAGATTAATAGAAAGGATGGTGAAAATATGGCTAAAGGAAGTAATACATTTGGTGGAACAGTCAAACTTGATGGTGAATCCGAATATCGTAAGGCATTATCAAATATAACTGCACAACTTGGGGTTGTTGGTAGTGAAATGAAAAAAGTAACTGCTGAATTCGGCAAAAATGACAAATCCATAGAAAGTTTATCTAAAAAAGATGATATTTTAACTAAAAGATTAGAAGCACAAGAAAATAAAGTCAATACTTTACGTGACGCTTTGGAACAAGCTAAAAAAGAATATGGTGAAACAGATACAAAAACTTTAAAATGGGAAAAATCATTAAATAATGCTGAAGCTGAATTAATTAAAACTAAAAAGGAAATAGAAGAAAATAATAAAGCACTTGAAGAAGCAAGTGATTCAACAGATGATGCATCAAAGAAAACTGATGATCTTGCTGATTCATTTGATAAAGCTGGTAAACATGCTTTAACAATGGGTGATATTATAAAAGCAAATGTTATATCTGATTATATTGTTCGTGGAATAGATGCAGTAGTTGGAAAATTAACAAGTGTTGGTTCAGCAATAAAAGATTTAGTTATTAGTGGTGGTATGGATCGTGCTTTAAATATTCAAAATGCACAAACTAAAATACAAGCACTTGGTTATGATGTTGATAAAGTTGTTAGTTCAGTAGATGAAGCAGTTACAGATACTGCTTTTAGTATGGATGAAGCTATGAATGTGGCAAGTGGTGCTTTAGCAAGTGGTGTTAAAGAAGGTGAGCAATTAACTGGTGTTTTAAAAACAATTGAAGGTGCATCAACATTAACAGGTCGTTCAATGGAAGATATGGGTGCTATTTGGAATAAAGTTTCAGCTAATGGAAAGGTTACTGCACAAGAATTAAATCAGTTAGCAGATGCAGGTGTTCCAGCATTACAATGGTTAAGTGATTCATATGGCAAAAGTACTGAAGAAATGCAAAAAATGGTTTCAGCAGGAAAAGTTAGTTTTGATGATTTTGAAAGGGTTATGTCTGATAAATTAGGTTCAGTTGCAGAAGAAATGGGAACAACTTTTGAAAGTGCAAATGCAAATTTACAATCTTCATTTAAAAGACTTGGACAATCTATTATGGAACCACTTATTGATGTTGAAACTGGTTTAACACCAATGATGGTAACAGTTAAACAAATGGTTAAAGATTTATCAAAAGGTGTTACTGATAATGTTGATGAATTAAGTGATCAATTGATTGAACAAACATCAACAATGATTGATTCATTTATGGGGAATCTTACAACTATGGCTGATAAAATCCTTCCAGTATTAAATGACATGTTACAAAAAATTCTTACAAGATTACCTGAATTAACAGGTCAATTGATACCACAAATAGTAGGGTTATTATCTCAAGTTGCACAAGTTTTACTTGATAATTTACCACTAATATTAAATGCAATAATTCAAATGGTAATACAACTTGCTAGTGCTTTGGCTGATGAACTTCCAGTATTAATACCATGTATCATTCGAGCAGTTGTTGATATGGCTAATACATTACTTGATAATATTGATTTATTTATTGATGCAGGTATTCAATTGTTAATCGGACTTGCTGATGGATTAATTGAAGCACTTCCACAATTAATTGATAGATTACCTGAAATAATAGAAAAAATTGTTATGGCAATTGCAAATAATTTACCTAAAATAGTAGAAGCTGGTATTACTATAATTATTAAATTAGCAAGTGGTCTTATAAAAGCAATACCACAATTAATATCAAAAATACCACAAATAATTGGTGCATTACTTAAAGGATTTGCAACGTATTATTCAAAAATGGGTGAAATTGGATTAAATCTTGTTAAAGGTATATGGAATGGTATTAAAGATGCAACTAAATGGATTTTAGATAAAATAAAAGGATTTGGAAAAGCAGTGTTAAATGGTATTAAAAGTATATTTGGAATAAAATCACCTTCAAGAGTTATGAAAGATGAAGTTGGTAAATTTTTGGCACAAGGTGTTGGTGTAGGATTTGTTGATGAAATGGAAAACGTTACTAAAGATATGGCAAATGCAATACCTACCAATTTTGATATAACACCTAATGTACAAACTGGATTTAGTGGAAAACCATATTATAACCAATTTGATAATGAAGATAATTCAGATAAGGGTGGAAGTTTTACTGCTATTATTAATAATAATTCAAAATACACTTCACCATCAGAAAATATTAGAAGAATGCGACAAGAATATGAATTGTATAGATTAAAATATGGAAAGGTTGGTGCATAATATGGGTTATTTCACAAACAGAAAGAAAATAGTCTGTAAAAATAGTTATGGTTATAAACTTGAATTTGCATATACTTTTCCATTTTTCTTACATGATTATTCAGGAATACATAATTATGATGGTAATGTTGCAACAATAAAAAGTGCATTTGGTGTTGGTGTTTCATATATTGGAACATCCGTTAATTCTAGAAATATTAATTTAACAATTGCTTTTAGAGATGACCGAAATGCACAAACAAGAAAAAGCCAGTTATATAATGTTTTTCCTTTAAAGGATCATGGAACTTTATATTATTATGAAGGTGATGTTGAAAGGAAAATAAATTATTATGTTGAAAAAGTAACTTTAACAAGAAAAACAAATATAATTTATGCGACTATTAGTTTAATATGTCCTAGTCCTTACTTTATGGATTCAGAAGAAACAATCGCAACGTTAAATAACTGGGACAAACTGTTTAAGTTTAAATTGGAAATTCCTGAAGGAACTGGTATTGAATTTGGTCGTAAAAATGAATCTACATCAATTGAAATTGAAAATAATTCACATATAAACTATGGTTTAACAATTGTATTTATGGCAAATGGTGAAGTAGTTAATCCATCACTAAAAAATACACGTACAAATGAAGAAATGAAGTTAAATTATACTTTAGAACTAGGTGAACAGATTGTTGTAACTACTTATAACAATGAAAAAGCAATAATACATATTGATTCTAATGGTAATGAAACTAATATAACTAATTCATTAGTATTTGGTACTAAATTCTTACAAGCACCTAATGGTGTAAATAAATATGTTACAAATGCAGATGAAGGTTCATCAAATCTAGATTGTAGTATTAGTTATTACAACTATTATGAAGCAGTGTAGGGGTGATTAGATGAAACTTATAGAAAAAGACACACATGTAACTGGTGGAGGAAGGGGTATTGTTTATGTTGATGGTAAATATTATTTGCTATCAGAAAGTCCAGCTAAAGTATGTGTATCTGAAGATTTAGAAAACTGGACTGAATATCAGTTAAATGATAGTTACTTAAAACCATCAAATATAGCATATGGTAATGGTATTTTTATAATAACAGGTGGAAGTAGTACAAGTACAGATACTTGGTATTATCGTTCAACAGATGGTATAAATTGGACACCACATAAATTTATTACAGATAGAACATTTGGAATAAATTGTAATAGTGTTAAGTTTATAAATAATAGATTTATAGCATTACTTGGAATATGGTGGTCTAAAACAGTAGATGGTAAAAAGATAAGAACAAAAACTGAAAATTGGTTTTATGAAAGTACAAATGGTATAAATTGGACAAAACATCAATTGATTGTTGAATCAGGTGATAATTTAGATCAAATGGACATTGATTATGCTAAAGGTAATTATGTAAGAGTTGGTTGTACAGGTTCAATATATACATCTACTAATTTAGATAATTGGACAAGAAGAACATCTGGAACAAATTTAAAACTAGTTGGTGTGACATATGGTAAAGGTCAATTTGTAATAACAGGTGATAAAGGAATAATTTTAACATCTAATAATGGTGTGAATTGGACAAAACAAGATTCAACTACTGATGCATATTTAATTAGATCACGATATGCAAATGGAATGTATATTGCATGTGGTTATAATGGTGTAGTATTACAATCAATTGATGGTGTTATGTGGCAAAACATATCAAATAAAACAAGTGGTAATGCATATGGTCTTGCTTACAATAATATCGATAATATTATGGTAATAACACACCATCATTATAGTTCTGGAACTATACCAATATTGTATTTAGAATTATCACGTGAATTATCTGCTGATTCTGAAGAAGATTCAACATTGTTTTTCTTTGATAAAGAATTAAATATGATTGGAATAGTAGATTATTTTATTTCATTAAGATGGCGAAGAAAATACTTTGAAGCAGGTGAATTTGAAATTGTTTTACCAGTAAATGATTATGTTATGCACATTATTAGGAAAAATGTACTTGTAATGAGAAATAATTATACTGAAGCTGGAACAATTGAAACAATTGAATTTAGTGATAATGGAACTGATGAAGAATTAATCATTAGTGGTCGATTCTTAAGTTCATTATTAGAAAGAAGAATTGTAAAAAGTAAAATCAATTTTAGTGGAAACACAATTGAAGGTATGAATACAATTGTAAATGCTATGACACCACTTACAGAACAATGGGAAACTGAAGCAGTTACAATGACTTCACCACATATTGATTTTCAAGTTTCTTATAAAAATGTATATGAATATCTATGTAAACTTGCTGAATATTCAAATATAGGTTTTAGAGTAGTCCCAAACGTTGATTCTAAAGTATATATGTTTGAAGCTTGGGAAGGTAAAGATAGAACTTCAGAACAAAGTATTAATGAACAATATTCATTTAGTGATGATAACTATAATATTGAACAAGGAAAACTTGTTATGAGTGAAAAAACTAAAGTAAATTATGTTCTAGTTGGTGGTCAAGGTGAAGATACAAATAGGGTACTTGTTACTGTTGATGAAGGAATAACTGGTTTTGATAGATATGAAGTATTTAGTGACCAAAAATCATTAACAAAAGGAAGTTTATCTGATAATGATTATAAAGCTAAATTACGTTCAGTTGGTGAAGGTAAATTATCTGATGGAACATTCCAATTAGAAGTTACTGCACTTGTTCAACAAGATTATAAAGAAAAATGGAATCTTGGTGACATAGTTAATATTAAAAAGGAAAAGTGGGGTGTATATACCACTTATCGAATAATAGAAGTAGAAGAAACTATCGAAGATGGTAAAAAAACAATATACCCAACATTTGGAAGTCCACTTTCAAGTGCATGGGATGATGAATAAGAAAGGAAGGTAAATTATGGCACAAAAATATGGATTTTTTAATTCAGTAAACAATGACAGGGTTTACGATGCATCAGATGTTGCAGGATTCTTAAAAAAGTTCTTCACAAATGGTGTTTTTAATAATAGTTTAGGTGTTAGTGCAAATGATAACATGACTGTTAGTGTTGCAACTGGTAATGCTAATATAAATGGTTATAGTTATGAAAACACTGAAACATTAGTGCTTGATATAGATGAATCAGATAGTGAACTTGGTAGAATTGATTCAGTTATTGTTAGATTAGATTTAACTAATAGACAAATAACTACAATGATATTGGAAGGAAGTTATTCTTCTGATCCATCACAACCAAGTATTACAAGAACTGGAACAATATATGATTTAAGACTTGCGAATGTATCAGTTCCAGCAGGTGCAACAAGAATTACTACTGATATGATAACTGATACAAGATTTAGTGCTGATTGTGGAAATGTAACACAAGCAGTATTAGAATTATCAACTGATGAAATATTCAAGCAATATGAAGCTTGGTTTACTGAATGGTTTGCTAATTTAGAAGACCAACTTGATGATAACCAAGCAGGTCATTTGCAAAATCAAATAAATGACATCAGATTATCATTAGGACTATATACTGATACATATGATTCGACTGAAACATATGCTAGTGGAGATTTAACAATCCACGAACACAAAATATATAGTTGTAATACTAATAATACAACTGGTACATGGGATTCTACAAAATGGGATTTAGTACCAATAATAAATAATAGTTAGAAAGGAAAATTATTTATGAAAAATATTACGAAATGGCTTGAATATATATATATATATCAAATCAACAAAAATCAGAGATTGGAGGTCTATATATCTAGGACTTTCAATCTTACAAAGAAATGGGGTGAGAGATATTTAATATCTACTCACTTCGGTGATGTTCTATGTTAGGACTAAATGGTAAACTACTAGATTTTATATATCCAGTAGGAAGTTATTATGAAACATCAGATACTTCATTTAATCCAAATACTGCTTGGGGTGGTACTTGGCTTGAAGATACAAAAGGTCGTGTCACAGTAGCACTTGACAGTGATGATACTGATTTTGATACAATAAGTGAAACTGGTGGTAGTAAATATTTACAAGCACATACCCATAATAGTTTGTTTTATCAAGTAAAAGATGGACAATCAAGTGGCAATGGTGGTGGTACATATGGTAGTAGACCAATGTTAAAAGGTAATAATGCAAGTACCAATACTACTCTTTGGGATAGTACCAGTGCTGGAACAGGTGATTCAGGAAACTTACAACCATATGTAGTAGTAAAAAGATGGCATAGAACTGCATAGATATTAAATATCAATTATAATGATTGATGGAAAATTATTATACCCAATAGGTAGTATATACATGAGTATACAAGACACAAATCCAAGTGTCTTTTTTGGTGGAACATGGGAAAGAATTGCTAAAGGTAAAACACTTGTTGGTGTTGATGAAAATGATACTGATTTCAATGCTAGTTCTAAAACTGGTGGAGAAAAGACACATCAATTAACTAAACAAGAACTACCTAAATTAGACTTTCCAGTATCTGGAACTAAATCACAAACATGTCAAAGTGGTAATTCTTTTTATACCACTGCTGGTAGTATTGGTAGTAATAGTTTTGGTGACCAACCACATAACAATATGCAACCATATTACACATGTTATATTTTTGTACGTACTGCATAAAAATTGAATTAATTGGTACTCTTAATAATACTAAGATAACCAATGCTAAAACTATTACATTAACTAAAAATAAAAGTGATTATGATTTATTAATAATAATTCATACGATTTATGATTGGTCTCAAACTGTTTTGATAAAAACAGGATTAAGTTTAAGATATGCAAATACAGGTTTAGATACTGGGTCATATGTATTGAAAGTTGATAATCGTATTAATGTTGTAAATGATAATCAACTTAATTTTCAATGTAATGGTAATGATACATCAACTATAAATGTATATGGTATCAAAATATTACAAGATTAAGAAGAACTGAAATATGTTCTTCTTTCTAATTTATGAAAGGGGAAATTATGGAACAAGAAATAATAATGGCTATCGTTAAATGGTGTATACCAATTTTTTTAACAGGTATATGCAGTGCTTTATATAAGATATATAAAGATAATAAAATAGTAAAACTCTCAATATTATCTATAATTCGTAGTCAGATAGTATCTAAATGCGAGAGTTATCAAAACAAAGGTTATTTACCAGAGTACGGAAGATATTGTTTAGAAGAATTGTTCAAACAATATCATTCGCTTGGTGGTAATCATGGGATTGAAGTATTAGTAAATAATACATTTGAATTGCCTAGCAGGAAGGATGGTGAATAATAATGGATTTATCAATATTTACAGGATTTATAAACATTATTATAGTGGGAATATGTTTATGTATTGGTTATGTTATTAAAAACATATACACAAATGATAATATAAATCGTTATATACCACTTATTATGGCTTGTTTAGGTCTAGTAATGAGTATTTCTACAAATATAGATAAAATTACATTAGAAGTCATATTTAGTGGTTTATTTAGTGGATTAGCATCAACAGGTTGCTATGAAGCATTTAAAAATTTAATAAAAGGAGATAAATAATATGAAAATATTTGGAATTGATATTTCAGGTTGGCAAAGAGATATTAATCTTGCACAAGCCAAAGCAGAGGGTGTAAACTTCACAATTATTAGAGGTGCTTATGGTAATAAGAAAGATACTGCATTTGAAACATTATATCAAAGAGCTAAAGACAATGGATTAGGTGTAGGTGTTTATTGGTGGACTAGAGCAGTTAATGAAGCACAAGCTAGTGAAGAAGCACAAATATTAATTGATAATGTGTTAAAAGGAAAACAATTTGAATATCCTATATATATTGATGTAGAAGATAGTCTTTTACAAAATTTAGGTAAAGCAAAAGTAGATGCAATTATAACAAGTGCATTAACAACACTTGAAAAAGCTGGTTATTATGCAGGATTCTATATGAATAAAAATTGGTATAATAATTATTGTAATGGTTCATCACTTGCTAAAAGGTTCACTTGTTGGTTGGCACAATGGTCAAGTGCAGAACCAAGTGGATTTCCAATGTGGCAATTTGGTGGTGAAACAAATTATATAAGAACAAATAAAATAGCAGGTGTTACATGTGATCAAGATTATTGTTATGTAGATTTCCCTAGCATAATTAAAAATGGTGGATTCAATGGTTATGGAAAAGGAACACCTAGTCCTGCACCACAACCAAGTAGAAAATCAAATGAAGAACTTGCTAATGAAGTGATTGCTGGTAAGTGGGGAAATGGTGAAGATAGAAAGAATCGCCTAACACAAGCAGGATATGACTACTATGCAGTACAATCCATAGTTAATCAAAAATTAGGTGGTAATAGACCAAGTTCACAAACTGTATATACAGTTAGAGCAGGCGACACATTATCTGGAATCGCTAAAAGATATGGAACAACATATCAAAGACTTGCACAAGTTAATAATATCGCTAATCCAAATTTAATATATGTTGGTCAAAAAATAGTAATCAAATAAGACTACTATATAATAAGGAAAGAAAAACTAGGGTTTTTATAACTCTAGTTCTTTTTTATTTGAAAGGAATTTTATATTAGTATACCAAATGGAACTAATAGGGAATAAGTCCAAAAGGTATACTGATAAAGTACAAATAATAATCGCTTTATTTATAAACGATTTCAAGGGTATTTTCTTTTTTATTATAAGTGATATGATCAAATAATCTATGAGCAACATCATCTTTTAAGTCAAAACTTGTTTCTTCATCTGAAAGTATTTCATAAGCAGTTTTACATAATTCATAAGTTTTTTCTTTTCTTACTTCTTGTTTTTCTTTATAGTTTAATTCTTTAAGTTGTTCTTTTAATTGTTTTTCTTCATTATCTAATTTTTTCTTGTTTTCTTTATATTCTTCCAAAGTATCTATTTCATTAATATAAGCTTCTTTAATTCTTTCACGTTTAGTTTTTAATTTTTCAATATTTTTCTTAATAATTGATATTTGGTCATATTGTGGTGTATCTTTACCTTCAGTTATTTTTATATTTAATTTATCAGTATAATCTTTTTTAATTTGTTCAAGAATTGCAGGTACTAATTGGTCTTGTCTGATATAATGTGAATCTTGACATCTTCCTTTAGTAAATCCAGTACATTGAAAGAATGGAACTGGTTTTCCTTTAACATTACATCTAACAAGTGATTTTCCACAATCAGAACATTTTACTATACCACGTAACCAAAATTCATTTTTAGTATAATGTTTTTTATACTTAAACCATTTCTTATCATGATCATCCATCTTTTGTTTTGCTAGATTCCATGTTTCCATATCAATTATAGGTTCCCATTTACCTTTTGCAGTGATTGTATCAGGATGTTTATAATTTCTTTTCATCCCACCAACAGTAAATCTACTATAACCAATATAAGCAGGATTTTGCAAAATTAAGTACATACTTCTATCAGACCATTTACAACCACGTGTAGTAAGTATATTCATATCATTTAACATTCTACATAAACCACGTATACTTTGTTCTGGTTTAATCCATTCTTTAAATATTAATTTAACTATTTCAGCTTTTTCTTTATCTGGGTATAATGTTTTAGTGTTTTTATCATAGATATAACCATATGGTGTTCCACCTTGATGTTCACCACGACTTGCTTTTTCGATTTTACCACGAATAGATTGTTCTGCAAGGTCTACTGAATAATATTCATCCATAGCTTCATATAAAGCTTCCATAAGAATTGATTCTTTACCTTCAGAAAGTGGTTGGGTAATTGATACAACATCAATACCTAATTTTTTTCTTAATAATGATTTATACATTATGGCATCTTCACGATTTCTTGCAAATCTAGAAAATGAATAAATAAGAATTACATCGAAAGGTTTTGGTTTCTTTTTTGCAGTTGCTATCATTCTTTTAAATGAAGTTCTTTTTTCAACATTGGTTCCTGAAATACCATCTTCTTGATAAATGTGTTCTTTTAGAATTTCAATATTGTGTTCTTTAGCATATTTGTAACACAATTTTATTTGTGAATCTGGTGAATATTCTGTTTGATCATCAGTCGACACACGAATATATAAAGCACCACGTTTAATATCATTCATAATAAGTAACACCTACTTGACAAGAAAGAACAGTATTTCCTTCTTCATTGGTAAAATGTGATGTTCCTAAAACATTAACTTTTTTAATATTATTATAAATTTCATTCATTTTTGGAATATCGCTTTTTCTAATACTTCCTATTTGTTCATTATTTTTATTAAGAACTTTGAAAGCATCTTCACCTTCATAATCATATTTAACAATAGTTAGTTCTTCACGTAGTCCTAAATGCTTAATTAATTCTTGTCTATTATCGAAAGTTACACCTGCTAGGGTAAATGGACAAGAAAGACACTTTCGTTCTTCTATGGGCTTAATTTGGCTTGTAGAAGTGTCTTTTTTTGTCTTTAAAAAATTAAACATTATGAATCACCATCCTTTTCCATTAAGAATTTAATCATTTCTTTATTATTTTTAATAAATTCAAGTATTACATTTATTTGTTTTTCAGTAAGTTTTTTATTTTCTTCAAGTAATCCCATATCATATAGACCATTTATTAATGCACTTGATCCAGTAATTTTATTTTCATCGGTAAAATTATAAAAACCTAATTGTTCTTTTTGTTCATCAGTAAGATGTTTACTTATTTCTTCCAAATTAGATAATTCTTGTTTATTAATTGGAAACTTTTCATCCCATTGTTCATACGTTGTTCTTTTATCTGTTTTACCTAATAAATAATCAGTGGAACATCCAAATAAATCAGCTAATGATTCAAGTAATTCAGTACTTATACCATTGTTGTTAGCTTCCCAGTTAGATACATTGGAACGTGCTATATGTAATTTATCTGCTAATTGTTGTTGTGTCCATTTTTTAGCTTTACGTTCTGATTTTAATCGTTCACTAAACATTATTATCATTCCTTTCTACTAGTTATTATAACACTATTTGACAGTTTTACCAACAAATTTTAAAAAAGTTATTGACAGGGAAACCGACATTTTATATAATGGATTTAAAGTTAGGAGGTGATAGACAATGAGAGTCAATCTTATAAATCGAAGAAAGCAGAAGAAATTAACACAACAAGAAATGGCTGATTTACTTGAAATATCAAGGTCTACATATGGTGGCTATGAACTTGGAAATTGGAATCCACCATTGGAAATAGCAGTCAAGATAAAGCAAATTTTGAATTATAAGAATGATGATCTATTTTTTTTAGAAGAAAAAGTCGGTGAAACCGACAAAAAGAAAGAAGGTTGAAATGATGAAAAAACCTAAACCTTTAAAAGTAATAGTAAAAAATAGACCATCAATAGAAGAAGCAAAAAGGAAGATTGAAGAAATTTCAAAAGAATTAAGTGCAATTTATTCACAGGAATTAAGAAGGGAAGATTAAATATGGAATTAATTATTAGTAGTGAAGCTTTAAAAGAAAATCAATTAAAAATGAGAAATAAGGAATTAGCAAGAATTAGAAAAAGAAACGAAGCAATTAAAAGAAGAAAAATGATTTATACATTTGTTACTGTATTAGTATTTGGATTTTTATTAATTAGTACAATTCAAATATTTACAAGTAAACCAGTTACAACAAAAACACCTGCTGGTGAATATACTTGTCAAGGTGGATTTATTAAAACTTGTTCTGGTTCAAGGGCAGTAATGGATTATTTAGGTGTTTAATATGTTAAAACTTTATGACTTTCAAAAACAAATATTAAATATGACTAAAGATAGAAATCATGTTGCTTATTATTTAGATATGGGACTTGGTAAAACTTTTGTTGGTTCAGAAAAAATGAAACAACTAGGAAATAAAGTAAATTTAGTAATTTGTCAAAAATCTAAAGTTAATGATTGGATTCAGCATTTTGAAGATTATTATTCTGAATATGAAATTATTAACCTTACTAAAGAAAAACAAGACATATTATTAGAACCTATTACTAAACCTACTATTTATATTATTAACTATGAATTAACTTTTAGAAGACAATATTTAAGATATTTAAAAGATTTTACTTTATTACTTGATGAAAGTTCATTAATACAAAATGAACATGCAAAAAGAACCAAATTCATTTTGAATATGAATCCAACAAACATAATTCTATTATCAGGAACACCAGTTGGTGGTAAATATGAAAACTTATGGTCACAATGTAGATTATTAGGTTGGTATATCAATAAAAGTAGTTTTTGGCAAAGATATATTCAAACTAGATTAATTGAAGTAAATGGATTTAATTTACCAATAGTAACAGGTTACATGAATGTTGGTGATTTAAAACAAAACTTACGTGATCATGGTGCAGTATTTCTTAAATCAAGTGAAGTATTAGATTTACCAGAACAAGTGGAAACTAAACAATTAATAGAACCAATACCAGCATATAAATCATTCAGAAAGAATTCCATAATTGAAATTGATGGTGACACTTTGGTTGGTGACAACATATTAAAGAAAATGCTTTACGAAAGACAATTATGTGGACAATATAACACTAAAAAACTAGATGCTTTAAAAGAAATAATGGAATCCACATCTAATAGATTAATTATATTTTATAACTTCACAAAAGAAAAAGACTTGATAGTAAGTCTATGTGAAAAGTTGAAAAAACCTTATTCAATAATTAATGGTGAAATAAAAGATTTAAAAGCTTATCAAGAAAACGATGATTCAGTCACAATCGTACAATATCAAGCTGGTGCGATGGGACTAAATTTACAACAAGCTAATAAAATAATTTATTTCACATTACCATTATCTTCCGAATTGTTTGAACAGTCAAAGAAAAGAATACACAGAATTGGACAGGTTGACACTTGCTTTTACTACTATTTATTGGCTAAAGGAAGCATCGAAGAAAGCATTTATAAAACGTTATTAATGCGACAAGATTATACAAATGAATTGTATAGAAAGGAAAATCAAGAATGATGAATGAAAGACCACTTGAACCACCTGAACCAAAAGATAAGTGTTTTGTATTTACTTGTGATTGCAGTTCTAAAATTGAATTTGCAGTATGGGCTGAAAATATCGATGAAGCTAGAGAACGTTTGAATAATAGCGAATATGAAGAATTTACACTTAAAGAATTTCAAATTGAAGATGAACTTGATTACGATATCGAAGACTAATGGCTGAAGAAAAGAATTTTGAAAAGAAAGTTAAAGATTATTTAAAATCAATCGATGCTTACTACTTCAAAGTATGGGGTGGTGGATTCCAACAAAGTGGTATTCCAGATGTTATATGTTGCAAAAATGGAATATTCATTGGAATTGAATTGAAATCATCAACAGGAAAACCTACAGAATTACAAAAATATAACATAAAAGAAATTAATAAATCAGGTGGAATTGGAATAATACTTTTTCCTGAAGGATTTGAAGAATTTAAGAAACTTATGGAAGGGGTGATTAAATGCAATTCTCATATTCAAGGGTTGGAACTTTTGAAAAATGCAAATATCAGTTCAAATTGCGTTATATTGAAAAACTAAAAACAATATTCAATTGTGATCCACAAAATGCTTTGACAAATGGGTTAGCACTACATGAAGGTATGGAAACTGATGTAAAAACTGCAATTCAGTCCTTCTATAATGCATTTCCAGTAATTACTGATGAAATTGAGAATGAAGCGATTAAAATAAGACACTGGATTCCAATTGTTAAATCAATGATTCCAGAAGGAATTCATGAAATGAAAATTGAAACTGAAGACTTTATTGGATTTATTGATTTGTTAGTTAAAAATGAAGATGGTTCATATGATCTATATGATTACAAATATTCAAATAATATTGATAATTATATGAAATCAGGACAACTTCATATTTATAAAGATTATGTTGAAGAAATTTATAACATCAAGATAAGAAAATTATATTTTGTCTTTATTCCAAAAACGATGATAAGACAAAAGAAAACTGAAGATTTGTATCAATTTAGAACACGACTAAAAAAAGAATTATCAAAAATGAAAGTAACAGTAAAAGAAGTTCCATATGATGCAAATAAAAGAATTGAATTTTTGGAAACTATTCAAGAAATAAAGAAATGTAAAAATTTCGATGAAAAAAATGAAACAAAATTATGTGATTGGTGCGAATACAAATCACTATGTAAGGAAAGGATTGATTATATGATATTACCAAAAAATGAACGAAAGGAATCCACAATTAATATAACACCTGATATGTGGCTATATGGTGATAGTTATTCAGGTAAAACAGTATTTATGGATTCATTTGATGATAATTTAATGATTAATACTGATGGAAATGTAGATCATATTACATCACCAGTAATTAGAATCAAAGATGAAGTAACAGTTAATGGAAGATTAACAAGAAAAAAATATGCATGGGAAAGTTTTAAAGAAGTAATAGATGAACTTGAAAAGAAAGATAATACATTCAAAATTATTACAGTTGACCTTGTAGAAGATATGTATGAACATTGTCGTTTATATATGTACCATAAAGAAGGATGGGAACATGAATCAGATGGTGCATTTGGTAAAGGTTGGGACATGATAATGACTGAATTCTTATCAACTATGAAAAGACTTAAGAATACAGGTTATCAAATCGTTTATTTATCAAAACAAGTCACTAATACAATAACTTATAAATCTGGTCAAGAAGTAACTACATTCAAACCAAATATTAAAGATAAGATTGCAAATGTACTTGCAGGAACAGTTGATTTAACTGCACGAATAGTTGTTGAAGATGATGGAAAACACTATTTAAGCTTTAAAAACTCTGAAACTATATTTGGTGGAAGTAGATACAACTTCGGTGTTGAAAGAATACCACTTAATCATGATGCATTTATAAAAGTTATGGTAGATGCACAAAAAGGTAAAAAAGTGACACATAAAGTCATAGAAGAACCAAAAAAGGTCGAAAATGAACAAATTAAGGACACAGAAGAACCAATTAAGGCATCAAATGATACCATTCAGGGAAAAAATGTTGAAAAAGCAGAAGAAATCAATAAAGTAGACAAAAGTGTTCCCGAAGATAGTGAAAGACCTATTAGGCGAAGAAGAAAGGTAAGTGAATAATTATGAATAATGAATTTTTTAAACGTTTAAGAGAATTTGACAAAGAAATGGCTGAATTAGATAAAGAAATGCAAAAGGAAAAACAAGATGAAGCATGCAAACAATTATATAGTTTATATCAAAGTTTAATGGATGCTGGATTTATTCCAAGTATGGCTAGAGATATTTTATTAGTAATGTTAAAGAAAGGTTTAGATGGTGAAAGTTATGAGTAAAAATATATTTGAAGAATTTGATAAAGCAATTGATACAGAAGGACTACAAAAAGATATAAAAGAATCAGAAAAAAATGGTGCTAATTATCGTGAAGTACCTAAAGGAGATTATGAAGTTTCTATTGAAAAATTAGAAATTAAAGCAAGTAAGAATAATGATCCAATGTTTAGTTGTTGGTTTAAAGTTTTAACTGGTGATTATAAGAATTGTTTAATCTTTATGAACCAAATTATTACACAAGGATTTCAAATACATATTGTAAATGAATTCTTAAGAAGTTTAGATACTGGAAAAAGCATTGAATTTACTACATATTCAAAATATGCTGAATTATTAGAAGAAATTAAGAAAGAAATAGATAATCAAAAATTAGAGTATGGATTGGAATATGGTGAAAGAAAAGGATTTAGCACTTTTAAAATAACTGATGTATTCGATTCAGAATTACCATTCTAATTTATGTTATTTTACGACTTTGAAGTATTTCAATATGACTGGTTAGTAGTCATATATGATATTACTAACAAGAAAGATAATGTAATTATAAACGATGCTGAAAAGTTGAAACTATTTTATGAAGAACACAAGAATGATATATGGGTTGGTTATAATTCCAGACATTATGACCAATTCATACTTAAAGGCATTATATGTGGTTTAAGTCCACAAAAAATAAGTAATTTCATAGTTGTTGAAGGTAAAAGTGGATGGCAATATTCTGATTTATTTAGAAATGTACCAATAAATAACTTTGATATTATGACTACGTTTCATGGTTTAAAACAACTTGAAGGATTTATGGGAAATATGATTAAAGAATCTGATGTTGATTTCACTATAAATAGAAAACTAACTGATGATGAAATTGAAGAAGTAGTTAGATATTGTCGACACGATGTTGAACAAACAATAAAAGTTTTTATAGAACGTAAATCAGAATTTGAAAGTGTAATGTCTTTAATAAAAGCTTTTAAATTACCACTTAATTACATATCAAAAACTAAAGTTCAACTTTCAGCTATCATTCTAGGTGCAAGAAAGACCTTAAGGGATGATGAATTCGATATACAATTTCCTAATACTTTAAAAATTGATAAATATAAAGAAATATATGATTGGTATAAGAATCCAATAAATCGTGATTATACAAAAGAATTAAGGGTTGATGTTGCTGGTGTAGAACACATCTTTGCATGGGGTGGATTACATGGTGCGATACCAAATTATATATCAGAAGGTAAATTTCTAAATATAGATGTTGCAAGTTATTACCCTTCTTTAATGATTGAATACGATTGGTTAAGTAGAAATGTACCTGATGCAACAAGTTATTCAAAAATTAGAGATAAAAGACTTGCTTATAAAAAAGAACATAATCCTTTACAAGCACCTTATAAGATTGTACTAAATGGAACATATGGTGCTATGAAAGATAAGTTCAATAATTTATATGATCCAAGACAAGCGAATAATGTTTGTGTTGGTGGACAATTATTACTTTTAGACTTAATCGAAAAATTAGAAGGTAAATGTAAACTGATACAAAGTAATACAGATGGTTTAATTGTAAAAATAGAAAAAGATAATGATCAAGAAATAATTGATATTTGTAAAGAGTGGGAACATCGTACAAAGATGGAACTTGAATATGATTATTACGTAAAAATGATACAAAAAGATGTTAATAATTACATCATTGTAGCAGAAGATGGTCATTACAAATCTAAAGGTGCATATGTTAAAAAATTAAATAATCTTGATTATGATTTACCAATTGTAAATAAAGCAGTAACAGATTATTTAATTAATGGTATTCCAGTTGAAAAAACAATACTTGAATGTAATGATTTAAAACAATTTCAAAATGTTGTTAAAGTTTCTAGTAAATACATGTATGCACTATATGGAAATGAAATATTAAAAGAAAAATGTCTTCGAGTTTTCGCATCCAAAGATGGAAACGATAAGGGGGTTTTCAAATTAAAAGCAGAAGGCAAGAATCCTGAAAAAATTGCAGGAACACCAATTCACTGCTTTATAAATAATGAAGACATAAACGAAAGGTCAAGAATACCAAGAAGACTAGATAAACAATGGTATATAGATTTGGCTAATAAAAGAATAAATGATTTTAAAGGATGTGGCTATGATGAAGATGATAATTCCTAAATATAATGGTAGACCTATGAAATTAGTAAAAAAATATAAAAATTTTGCTATGTTCGTAGATGAAAAAACAGGCATAAGACAATGTTTTCAATATTGGGATTTAACACACTACATTAATGAATATGGTGAAGTCGTTAAATTAGACAATAAAGGAACTGAAGTAATTGTTGATGAAAAGAAAGATATACCAAAACAAAAAATAAAAGATGATTTGCGATTAAGTGAAATCATAGAAAGGATTATGGATTATGGGGAAATTTTCAAGGATTAAATTAATTTTAAAGTGTAATCGTTTAGAAAATGAAGTTCAAACTTTAACTGAAACAATGAAATCTGAAGTATGGCAAAAAATACTTAAATTACTGGATGTTCCATCTAGGGTTGAAAGATTAGAACGTGAAAATGAACGATTAAATAAAATAATTGAAGAAAGGGGTTGGAAATCATGACAAAAAGACTAGCACAAATCTTGGCAGTCATTGGTTTAGTGCTTATAATTACTGGATTAATAGCAACAATCATTGTTAATGAAAGAGATAATCAACTTGTGATAAATGACTATAAAAAACAAATCAAAGCAAAGGATGAAACTATACAGTCACAAGGTCGTGAAATCATTAAATTGAGATATGAAAATGAAGCTTTATGGGACAATTATTACATGAATGTAAGTGAATATGATGGCGAATATTACGAATAAAGGATGGTGATACAATATGGATTTTTTCAAGGGTTATGTAGAAACAAAGAATAAAAAATGTATTGAAAAAATTCGTGGAAGAAATGATTTTAAAACTTATGATCAAGTTAAGCTTCTTCCAGAATTTGCAGGAATACTTGCAGATGAAACCATTCTTATTGATGTAGATGATTATGAACAATCTGAAATATTATTCAAAATAGTTAAAGATAGAAAGTTAAATTGTCGTGTATATAAAACAACACGTGGAAAACATTTTCTATTTAGAAATACAGAACAACAAAGTTGTAAAACACATACAAAAGTTGCTAATGGATTAACTGTTGATATTAAGGTTGGTGTAAAGACTTCATATGAAATATTAAAATTTAATAATGAAGAACGTGAAATACTATATGATACTGAAAATTATGAAACAGTTCCAAAGTGGCTATTTCCAATAAAAACAAATATTGATTTTCTAGATATGGAAGATGGAGATGGTAGAAACCAAACTTTATTTAATTACATTCTAACATTACAATCAAATGATTTTACTGATGATGAATCTAAAGAATGTTTGGAAATAATAAATAAATACATTCTAAAAGATCCACTTGATAGTTCAGAACTTGAAACAATATATCGTGATGATTCATTTAAAAAACCAATATTTTATAAAGGAAATACGTTCTTATTTGATAAATTCGCAACTTATATGAAGAATAAATTACACATAATCAAGATTAATAATCAATTACATATGTATCAAGATGGAATATACGTAACTGGACAAGATAGAATTGAAGCTGAAATGATTAAGGTTGTTCCAAATCTTAACAGAACAAAAAGAAGTGAAGTTTATGCATATTTAAATTTATTAATAAGAAAAAATGTAAGAAATTTAAATGCTAATTTAATAGCTTTTAAAAATGGTGTTTATAACATAGAAACTGATGATTTTACAGAATTTAGTCCAGATTATGTTATTACAAATAAAATTAATTGGAATTATAATCCAAATGCTAAAAGTGAATTAGCTGAAATAACTTTAAAGAAGTTCGCTTGTTATGATGAAGAAATTGAATCATTATTAAAAGAAACTATTGGTTATTGTTTCTATAGATATAATGAACTAGGAAAAGCATTCATATTAACAGGTGATAAAGCAAATGGTAAATCTACATTTTTAGATATGATTAGTTATTTATTGGGTTCTGATAATATATCTTCATTAGATTTGGCTGAACTTGGTGAAAGATTTAAAACTGCAGAATTATTTGGAAAACTTGCGAATATTGGTGATGATATTAAAGGTGATTTTATTCCTGATTTGGCTATATTTAAAAAATTAGTTACTGGTGATAGAGTTAATGCAGAAAGAAAAGGGCAAGATCCATTTGAATTTAATAATTATAGTAAAATGCTATTTTCAGCAAATAAAATACCACGTGTTAAAGATGAAACTGGTGCAGTATTAAGAAGATTAATTATTGTTCCATTTAATGCTAAATTCACAAAAAAAGACAAAGATTATGATCCATACATTAAATATAAGTTACGTTCTGATGATGTTATGGAACATTTAATTCAAGTTGGTTTACAAGGTTTAAAGGATGTATTAAAAAATAAAGGATTTACAATATCTAGCAAAGTAGAAGCAGAATTACAAGAATTTGATGAAATGAATAATCCGATTCTTATGTTTGTTGATGATTTTGAAGAAGATATTATAAATAATACTACAAATGAAGTTTATCTTTCATACACATCATATTGTCGTGAATCAGGGTTAAATCCTTTAGGTAAAATTGAATTTTCAAGACAAATGTGTAAAAATTTCGAATATAAAATTGTTGTTAAAAAAATAAATGGTAAAAGCATGAGAATATTCTCAAAAGTTACAGATAAGGCATAAAAGTTACACATTGGTTACACATGTTTTATATAGATGTGTAACCTGTGGAAACATATATAATACAAAGGAAAACTAGGAAAAGGTTACAGATGGTTACACATGTTTCTAACTTAAGTAAAGGGTTGTTAAAAACATTACTGTTATAGTGATTTTTCACAAAATATATATAGATAAAAAAGGGTGTTAGATGTGTAACCTTAACCTATAAATAGTGATTTTCCCCTTATTTTATAAAGGTTTTAGTAGTTACACTTCTTCATAATAGATGTGTAACCTTGATTAAGGAAGGTGATTAAATTGATAAAAATTATTATAAAAACAGTATTAATTGTGTTAAGTTTACTACTATGTATAGGTTCTAGTAGAGAATTTACTGAAAATAATCAAAGTTTTGCTTATATTGCATGGATTTTTATAGAATTAATTATTATATTGGTGATTTTATGATACGTGAAGAATTAAATGAATTATATTGGTTAAATAAAGAAGTTGAAGATTTACAAAATAGATTACAAGAATTAGAAGAAACTTGTGGTGTAGGTTCAGCTAAAATTGATAATGAAATTCATGGTCAAGGTGGTAAAAGTGATCCAGTTGAAAAATTGGCTTTAAAAAAGATACAATTAAAAAATCGTATTTATGAAACTATGTTATTGATTTTAGAAGAAAAAGAAAAAATCGAAAAATTTATTGAAACAATACCAGATTCCAAATTAAGAACAATTGTAAGGTTAAGAAATATTGATTTAATGACTTGGGAAGAAATAGGTAATATTATGGAACTTGATAGAAAGACTGTAAGTAAAAAATATAATAATTTTATAAAAGATTTAAGAAAGGCGATGATGGAACGTGATAAGTGCAGTAAATGAAGTTATTAATCAAAAAACTACAAATCAATATATGATTATTGAAGATAGATATTTGACTTTAAAAAGATATTTAAGATTATTGATAAAAGAAAATAGACTTGATGTTCAAAATGTTGAATGTATCTTAAAAGCTTTGGATGATGAACCTATCGAAGTAATTGGTGAAAGTAATGAATGATGGAAAAATAGGATTAAGTAATTTAAAAATAATTACAGAAGATGGTCGAGAATTAGAAGTTGGTAAATGTGAAAATGTTGGTATAGATTTCAGTAATAATGAACATGATGAATTTGTTGAAGGTTTTAAATTATTAACTGATAATAATGGACTAACATTTGAAGCGAATATTAACTTTACTAAAAAATATCATCGAAAAAGAAAAGGAAAAAGATATATCATAACATATTATGAAGAATATTCTGATATAGATGAACTTATTGAATTAGTAACAGGAAAAAAATTAAAACATATTAAAAAAGTTGGTGAAAGTAATGGCTAAAGAAATAAATATAAAACAAGATTTATATTTATGTAGTCCATTATTAAATAAAGAATGTTCCAAAACTAATTGTTATATAAATAATGGATGTTGTTGTCATACAGTTAATAAAGAGTATTCACAAGAAAACTTAATTGAAAAAGAAAAGGATTTATCAGATAGAATTGTTAAAGCATCCAGAAAGATTGATAAATTCAAAGAAACTTATATCATTTGTTTTGATAAACCATTATGGGATTTTGTTAAACGATTAGAAAAATGCTTGAAAAGTGGTGATAAATAATGACAAGTTTTAAAGATTTAGAAAATACAGTAGATGAATTAAGAATACAGTACAATCAATTATTAGAATTATGTATGTATGCTTTAATTAGAGATACTAAAATATATAATCACGAATTAGATGATGTTACAAAACTAAAATTTATGAATATCATAAGAACTAATTTAGATGCTGATACATACACATTAAGAAAACATTTAATTGAAGTATGGGAAGGTGAGTAATAATGAAAGATAAGAATAGTTATGCTGGAATATTATATGCTTGTGCTAGTGGTAGACAAAAGAAATGGGCAAGAAAAACTTTAATAATGGATTTATTATATGATACAACAGAAGATATGGCTAGATACTTAAAAATTAAAGATATAAACTTATTAGATAAATGTGATGATGAAACTGAAGAATATTATATTTATAGATTTGGCTACTTATTTAGATTTCCAAAAACTGAAATAGATTTATATGTATGTAAGAAAGATAATTTAATATTCTTAAAAAAAGATGAAATTGGTTTGGGTTTTGATGAAGTTGAAAAAGAAGTATATAAATTTATTGAAGAACAAATAAAACAAAAAAATTTATATATAAGAACTAACTTTAATTGTGAAGAATATTTAATAAAGTAGGTAATAAATAATGAAGATTAAAGATATAAGATTTGGTGATATTGTTACATATAGAAGTGGAAGAATTAACCACGTTAATAATCCTTATAATTATCATTATTATTTCAATGATAACTTTGAAAATAAAACATTTACTTCTGATTTCGATATTATGAGAATACAAAGATATGTTAAAGTTCTATGGTTCTATAAACTAAAAACAATTTACAGAAGATATTAAATTACCCAAAATTCCCATTAGATTTATGTTATTATGGTAGTGTGAAGAATAGGTTGAAAGACATCTATTCTTTTATTTTGGAGTTGATAAAATGGCACTTGAATATTCAAAATCATTCTATAATTCTAGTCAATGGAAGAAATTAAGATTATATGTTTGTCAATCAAGGCATTGGACTTGTGAAGAATGTGGTGAATATGGTGACCAAGTTCATCATGTTATAGAGATTACACCTGATAATATTAATGATCCTAACATTACTTTGAATGAAGATAACCTTCAATTGCTATGTGAAGAATGTCATAATTCAAAACGTAGGACTGAAAAAGATATTGAAGATGGATTAAAATTTGATGAATTTGGAAATTTAGTCAAGTCCCCCCTGTTTGAAGAAGAAAAATAGTCACGAAAATAC